GTTCATTGGTGGTTGTCGCCACGTCTCCTATGACCGCACCTACAACTTCACCTTTTTGGATAGCCTCTGCCAGCGATTTGGCAAATCCGCTTGTGGCCTTCTTCGCCTTCTCCTCTTCCTTGGCAAGAACCCGCGCTTTCTCAGCGGTCAAACCCTGAGACTTTGCAAGCTCGCCCATCGCTTCATCGGCTGGTCTTATCCACCCTGCAAGAGCCTGGAATGCGCCACTCAATCCATCTATCGCTCCGACTAAGACGTTGGTGATGTAGTCACCGATCATCTTCAGGAAATCCCAGACGGGTTGTAGCGCATCAACCAATGGAGAGAGCGCCTCCGTAACGCCACTAAAAGCCCACTTCAGACGCTCCCAGATAGCTGAGATGAGATTGCCGAAAGACTCCCACAGGCCACCCAGTGACTTGAGAACCCTTCCCCAGTCAACAAAGTATGCAATCACCGCAGCTATCGCTGCTCCAACGGCGGCAATGACAGCGGGCCAACCGAGAAGCAAGGCTCCAATCTTGGCAACCCAAGGCAGAACTCCATCCAAGACACCGCCCAACTTCGTGAAGATGCCAGCCAGACCGCCGACCTTGGCACCCGCTGTGACTGTCGTAGCTCCGAGCGTGGCAAGGTTAGTACTTACAGTTGCAGTTGCGGTCCCAAAACCGAGCAAAGTCTTTGCGGCACCCATTGCCCACGTTGCAACGCTGGTACTCAAAAGAAAGCCAAGTTGCTGCGCGAACAAACCGACGGCAATGGTAAGCGGACCCAGGACTGCGAGTACCCCGGCAAGGACGGTTCCCCATTTTAAGATTGCAGGATTCGCCTTTGCTAATTCTCTGATGGTCTCAGCTAGTCCCTTCACAAACTCCGTTAAGAATTCAAGCAAGCCGCTATCCGCAATGGCAATCTGCAAGGCTTCAAAGGCGCTCTTGAGTTCCAACATCGCTCCGTTGAAGCCCTTCATCTGAGTCTTTGCGACGCGCTCGGCAATCCCTCCGGCGTTGTCTACCTCTACGGTCATGCTGCGGAGTGCATCCGCACCTTGAGAAACAAGAGCCTGCATCCCAGGACCCGCTCGAAGACCGAACAACTCCATCATCTTGCCCGTATCATTCGCAATCGGTCCAAGCTGCTCGATGATGTCTGCAAGAGGAACCATCTGACCACTAGCATCTGTGACCTGAAGGTTGAGTTCCTCCATGATTTTGGCGGCTTCTTTGGATGGATCATTCAGCTTGGCGATAGCTGCGCGAAGAGTCGTACCAGCCATTGACGCCTGGATACCAGCGTTCCCCAACAAACCAATCGCAGCAGCAGTTTCTTCAAATGCGAGACCCGCACCAGATGCAACCGGGGCAACGTATTTCATCGCCTCCCCGAGTTGCTGCATATTGGTGTTTGAAGAGGTAGTGGTTGCTACTAGTACATCATTCGCGTGCGCCAATTCGCCCACGGTCATCTGATAGCCGGTGAGGATATTGGAGGTGATGTCAGCGGCTTCTGCGAGGTCCAATTGAGAGGCTGCGGCAAGTTGTAAAGTGGAGTCCATCGACCCCATGATTTCGTCAACCTCGAAGCCAGCCATCGCCAGAAAACCCATCGCATCGGCTGCTTGAGTAGCGGAGAACTGAGTGGTGGCTCCAAGGTCTTTCGCCTTTTCGCGGAGGTTTGCAAACTGGTTTCCGGTCGCCTCGGTCAAGGCTTGAACTTTGTTCATACCGGCTTCAAAGTCACCAGCAGTCTTGGCAACCAGAGTCCCGAATGCGGCGAGAGGCGCAGTAAGCCCCAGAGTCATCGTCTTGCCGACCGCCGTCATACTCTGGCCGACCTTTTTCAGCTTTGCGCCTATCTGCCTCTCAGCCTTATTAAGATCCCCTTCCAGCTTGTCCATGCTGGCGCGAATCTCAACAAATGCTTCACCGATTTTCTCTGTATTAAGAGCCATAATTCTCTGCCCGCTCTGCCAGTTCTTTCAGGTGTTCTCTCTCCACTTCGACTTCTTCCGGTGTGTATTCCTCAGGCTTCTTGTGGCGCTTGAGGAGTCGTTCCAGGCTGGGTAATTTCTTTGCGTTCGACAGGTTCGCTATCTGCCAAGCAAGCGTCATGCGTTGCTCGTGTTCGCGCTCCTGACGGAAGACTTCCGCGTCGAAATACACCTGGAGTTCGCGGAGAGTGGAACTATAGAACTGCTCAACGGTCAGACCCGCTTTAACCGCTGTCTCTAGGAGTTCTTCCCAGTCGATTTCCTGCGGGTCTTCGGTGAGTTTTTTTCCGGTTCCTCTGTCTGGACCCCCATTACGCGGGGAAAGAAGGAGGCATAGCCGAGAATGAGAGGTTGAGCGAGAGCCATATAACCGCCCGCATCTTCGATTAGTTCTCCGACGTCATCGAAATCAAACGGTGGGTCTTGTGGCTTGAGCTTACGCCTCCCTCCTTCGAGTCCTGCGTATAGGAGGGCCTGCAACTTGTAGATACCGAGTTGACGCAGCGCACCACTGGTCATGCGCTCCTGTTCCTCGGGTGATGCCTTTTTGAATTCAGTCGGGTCGATGCGGAAGTCTATGGTCTGCGCCAGGTCCATGACGGTAAGACCCGTCTCCCGCTCCAGCTTGCTCATCCCGTAGACGTTGAACAGAATCGGATACGTCTTTCTACCTACTTTGATTTTGAACTCAGGATTCATAGTGCTCCTCCCCCTTCAGGTCTAGCTGGGTGATTCCCATGCTCCATCGGTCTGGAATGAAATGGACATCACAGCCGCATCCTGATCGGGAAATGACTCGTCACGAGTCGTGATAACGGCATCCACCTCTTCCATCGCTCCAGAGTTCGTGCGAAACTTCTGCAAGCGCACAGCCGTGCCGTTACGAGAGGCGGTCTGGAGTGCCGTATAAGCCGCGTCTGAGAAGATCACCAGCGCATCGAGGTCGATGGTTTCGGTGATTCTTCCAGCGAGATAGTTGCCGTGGCGTCCCGAGTCTTTACTCGAAACGTCTATAAGATTGGTTGACTCGGAAATGGTGACATCCCTTTGACCCGCTACTGTCACCCAGTTTTCAACCGAGTCCCCGGTGTCTAATTTGACCAGCACATCCGTGCCGTTCATGCCAAGATTGCTCATGGTTTCTCCTATTGGGTTGGGGTTTTCCGGGCATAAAAAAAGGGCGCTCCGAAGAGCGCCCTTGAGATTCAGGCTTGCCCGAAATTACTCTTGATATATCAGCCTGATAGTCACAATCCTGCCGACGATACCCTCCCCGGTCGGAGCCTGAGTTGGCCCGCTTGCCGTGCAGTGATAATTAACTTGTCCTACATTCACCGTCTGTCGGTGAAACACTGTTCTGACCGCTTCGGCCAGAGTCTCAATTGCTAGATCGGAACCGGTATCTTCCGCGTAACATCCGACTTGACGATGGATTTCCCGGCCCCTAGTTGTCTTTGTGTCGTAAGCTATGTCTGAGATGGTCGGAGGTGTCCAGATATACGTTCCCGTGGCATCTTCTGGAACCCAGGAAGATGTAAATACAGCCGGAGCGCTCCCATATGTGGAGACAAGAGCCGCCACATCAGAGTCTAAAGCCAGCATATTGTAGAAGGCAGATGAAACACTCATGGTTACCCTTTAGCGATTAGCTTCACAATCTTTGCCGTGTTCTCCCAGATAGCTTTTCTCAGGTATGGGCGCGGCTCCTGACTGATCCCTTTAGCGTGGTATCCTAATTCCAGTCGTCTTGCATATTTCACGTTGGTTCCGACATATCCCGAGATACTCCTGTGTCCGATTTGCACAACGTTGGTTATGGACTGCTTCAACCGACCCGTTAAAGTATGCGGTGGATCGGGAGGTTTCGAGGGGTCTTTTCCTACCGGATAGCGCGTTCCCTTTTTCGAGGTGCGCCACTCAATCTCTTGTCCGATTGCAAGTGAATCCTTTACCTCACCCTCGATATACAGTGAGGCCCGCTTGATTCCCCGCGCCACCCTGTTCCCAGCCAGCTTCATGGCCTTTCGATCTTGGATTATTGCCTTCATGCAGCTTCCTGTACCTCTAAGACCAGCGCCTTCTTATAGATCTCTTTCGATGGTGAGATGTTCGGCACCTTGACTTCAAAACTCCGCGTTCCGTAGTAAACAACGTCCCCGTTCAGCACATCGGTTCCCGGTGGAAAGTAAATGCAGTGCGTCACCTCTGCCCGCATCTTTCCGGCTACTTCCAAATCTTTACCTGATACCGGATTGACTCGCCCGTTTGGAGTTGAACTTGTCGCCGGCGTTTCCACCCAGCCGCCCTGCCCGTCACTCGCACGAGTGTTTCGCTTGATCGTCAAGCTGTGGATAAACAGATGGTCGATTATCGGAACGGTTAGCACCATGCACCTCTCACCCAGTCAAATCTCTGCATCTCTTTTTGTGACGGATCGAATGGCCCGTGAAAGAACACAATCCGCGCATCCTTCGGTAAGCCTTTCCCTTTAACATGCCAGCGGTAGGAGTAAACCCCGTCCGCCTCGGTCCACACCGCTTCATCTTTCAAACTTGCAGCCAACCATCCCTGATCGGTCCCGAATTGACAAGCCTGTTTTCCGACCGCGACCGCTGCGGCTGGATTTTCATGGAAGAGTTCCCAGACGTGCGACCTTGCGCCGGCATTCATCATCCACATGGACCCGTTGTACTTCGCCCGAGGAGACCAGTCTTTAAGAATCACGAAGTCCTCGAACCGATCCACGATCGGCGTGATGTCGCGCAAGATCACAGCGTCCAAATCGAGGCAGATAAACCGCTCACCGATGACGTGCTGCATCTCCGAAGAGAAGGCTTTCAAGCGTCGATAGCACCCCCCCAAAGTCGCAAAGTCTCTCCAGAGTGGAACAATTCGGATATCCCCATCAATCCCCGTTGCACTGTCCGTGATGCAGACAAACTCATGATCCAACTTGAGGTTGCGCTTGACGGCGTTCTTGAGTTTGTTGACGTGCTCTGCGGTGTACTGAAACTTCTTGGCCCACTTCCACGTTGAGTCATGCCAGAGAAACGTGACGACCTTAATCACCGAAGTTCCACGCCTCCAGCGTCAGTACGTCGTCTGGCTCCTCGTAGGGGTAGTCGGGATGCACCTTGCCACCTCTCAGGAAGATGTAAGAGCATCCCGTGATCTCCTGAATCTCTTCCCTTAAATCCCGGTATGGTGAGATCAAGCTCACGATAACGTTGAATCCCTGGTCCTCAAGTTCCTTCGCCAACCTAGCCACTCTCAGGTTATGCTCGTAGCGGTCCGCTTTTTCCAATCCGAGATCTGTAGAAATGGCGGATCTCATCACGTCACCATCTAAATGAACCGCGTCAATCCGTTCTAAGAAATACTCAGCAAGTGTCGTCTTGCCGCTCCCCGATTGCCCCGTAATCCAGAGAATCAATACCAGTGCTCCTTAATCCACGGATACTTTTCCTGATACTCAGGATTGCTCTGGTCATTCTGCCGCCCGTGGAACAGCACTATCCTTGTGTTGTCCGGTGGATAGATCTTCCCTTTACCCTGCAAGTCGTAGACGAATGAATAGATGCCGTCTTCTTCTCCCCATGTCGGAACTCCCGGCCCGAGTTGGTAGGAAATCCACGCAGAGTCTGTCCCGTTGTGACCCCTGGCGCGAAGGCTTTTCAACACCCGGCCCATGTGTCCGCGTTTCCGCTTGACCTCTTTTTGGAACTCAACCCAGACGTAATCAAGCTTGCCGGTGTTCATCAGCCACATGGTCCCTGAGTAGAGATGCTTCGGCCAATTCGGATTCGTACTCTTGTAAATGACGAAATCCTCATGGCGGTCAACCAGTGGCGTGATATCGTCAAATATCACCTGATCGAGATCAATTGAGAGGTGACGCGGACCTATCAGGCTGCGGCACTGCTTGGAGAAGATGAACAGTCGCCTCCAGCATCCATGCTTGCCCCAGTGATTCGGCCATCCTGGGATCACCTGAACCGGCTTCTTGACTTTATAATCAGGCCGATCCGACAGGCACAGCATCGTGAACGGTACGTGTAAGTGCCGCTCTAGGCTGCGATAGAGTTTGTTCACATGGCCGGCGCTGTAGCGTCGGCCCCACTTCCAACAGACAACGGTCAGCGGCGGTTTCGCCATTTTAGATTCTCGTTTCTAATCTCCAGGCCCGTGAGATCCGCTTCTGAGATATTGAGTTTTTGTGATAATCCGCTTGTCACTTGAGGAGGGTTGAGAATCAAACCCTCGTAACTAACCGTGACGGGCTCCAGCTTCAGGTCTTGGAGCTGCATCTTGATATTGGCAAAAGCCCGCTTTATTCGGTCGTATGCGTCCTCGTAGGAGTGAACGCCTTTACGATTGGCAACCTGAGAGGATGCCATTGACCACCAGTCCCGAGTCGTGACCACCGTCTGGAATTCATACCCCGGCAACAGCTTCACCATCTCCCGCACGTCAGGCCAAATGATTTCCTTGAAATGCGGATAACTTCTGCGCCAGACAATCGGCTTGTCAGCGGTGAATCCGTCGAGTCCTTTATCTAATCTCTGCTTGTGCGTGAAGTCACCCTGACAGCCCGATCGAATGAGAATCTCCGTCCACAGCCGCGTAGCTGATGACTGCGGGCCGAGTACAAAGATGCACCTCACTTCGTCCCCTTGATGAAATGCGTCTTCATCGGGTGATACCAGACATCCAGAAAGCTGCAAATCCGCTTTGCCATTCGCTCTGGCATTTCCTCAACGGATCTATTCCCGGTGATGCCCTCATAGTGAACCTTGAGAACATCTTTACCATCGAAGAAGTTTCGGGCAATTATTAGCTGCCGACTCAAGTCCCGCAACCGCGCCGATACCACAGAATGACTCGGCTCTATCTCGTGGTTTCGAGGCTCCTCACCCTTCACATAGTGTGCCGCATATTCCGCATACTCCGGCTGAGTCTGCCTCGCATAACTCCGCGCCTGTGAGATGGCGCAGTCAATCGGATACCTGACAAGGTGGATGTATTTCGGAGCCTTCACCAACTCCAACTGCCGGTAGTGGATCAGGCAACCGCGCTTTCCCGTATCCGATGCGTGAATGGTTACGGTGTCGTTCTCGTTCCCATACTCGCCTTCACAGGCAATCTCAGGATGTGAATTGAGCATCGTTGCCAGCATATGAGAGCCTGAACGCTTCGCAGCCAGCACCAAGAAGTCATAGGTCATTCTGAAAATGTCCTCGTGCACGAAAAATAGGCGAGCCTCGGAGTACATCCAGGCGGTACTAACTCAAACTCTTGGCTCTCACAACCTACTCTGATTGTGCCCAACCCCTTGTCGAGTACGTAGACAATCCTCATGTCTTCCGGGACATCGGTGGTGAATTTACCGGCCTCGCCCTTTAGGAATTCTTCTAGCACCGAGTATGAGACAACCACCTCCCTAATGCGACTCCCCTCACTACCTCGCGGATCATCAAAGAAAATAAAACAGTCCCCTACAACATCTTCAGGCATTTCTCCAAAGTCCTCCCCGGTCTTATCTTTGGTTTGTTATCGTAGTCAATCGCCGTCACGCCCTCACGATTCAAGATAAAGTTCCACGGTTGCAGGTCGTCGTGAGTCAATCCCTCACACGCCCGCTTGACCATTGGCTTGATTCCTGTCGGCCAGCTTCCATTCAGCTTTTTAAAATTCCAGAGATTCATACCTGGTATGTAGTCTCTGACCTCCGCACCCGTAGCGTGAGTAATGCGGCAAGTCGATTCCCTGAAATCCGAATCAACCGTGACACGACACCTCGGGGCCCCCCGCTCTTCCGCGTCTATCGTCTGGCGTGTCAGAAACCCGCTCAACGGTCTGCGGAACAGCATCACCGGACGCTCTGCCTTCGTCACATGACTGGGAAACTTCGCAACCACCTCGTAAGGAAATCGGTTCAGGTAGTTTAGAATCTCCTGGTGCAGTTGCGGATTCTTCGCACCCGTATCTTCGGGTGATGGCGTTTCAATAAACACTAAATCACCAAGCCCCATCACCGCGTCAATTGCTTCCTGCCAGTCGTGCGTAAAGTGATGCAGGACCGCCAAACACAGCACCACGTCGAAATGCTCACACAGAGCCAGCCGCTTGAGTTCACTGCCCCTGAAATGCCTGTCCAGCCAAACCCCTGAAAAGTCGTTCTTCCGGCAAATGTCAGGGAGTTGTTTCTTGGAGTCAGCCATCACGCACGTTGCTTGAGGGAAATCCTCCGCAATCCTGAGTGACATATACCCAAGATTCGCACCCAGATCAAAGACTGAAAACGGCCTTTCGAATCGGCCCGCGAAATGCCTGATAACCTTGTAGCGGTCCTCACACGGTCGCTGATAGACCTTGCTGACGCTTTTACCCTTGACCCATACTTCCTGATACGGCTTCGCCACTTTTCCGCTCCAGTACTGTCCTGTATGACTTTTTGCACGGCGTGTTGAACTTCACAATCCACTTGTAATCCGAGAAATCGTCAGGGTCCGTTCGCCCTTTTCTCACGTCTAAAATAAGCCGCCCTCCCGGCCTGAGAGCCCGACTCACATTCTCAAGGTATTCACTGACTGGATAGTGATGGCCCCATGATAGAAGCGACAGGACCAGATCCAAGCTGTTGGCTTTCAGTTTCTTTCCCGGCTTGATGACCTTAAAACTCTCAACCCGGTTAGCTCGGAGTAACTTGACCATCACAACCTTCGAATTGTAGTAGTCAATCAAATCCTGATAGCCGTACAACTCCTCACCAATTCCATCACCGTCCATCAGTAGCACTTCCGGCCACGTGTACGATTGCGTCCTGAAATAGTGGTACAGCTTGACGTCAATCCCGCCCAATCCGCAGCCGATATCCAAGAACCGCTCCACCCTCTTCGGCAGATACGGAGCGAGTTGCACAAAGTCGCGCTCAATGGATAACGCCCACTCCATGCGCGGGTCGTCATGTTTCTTTGTTCTGGTCCGCTGAAGATGTATCAGCGGAATGGCGTCACGCGGGACTATCACCGCTCCCCCCCTGGATGCAACCGTTTGTAGTCTTCGACTTTGAAACCTTTCAGGTCTCCTACCGCTACCGCCAGAGCATCGCCCATTGCCATTGCTGCGGTTGCGGAGGCAGTCGGAGGTCCGCCCTCCTCATATTGAACGCTGCAATCAATGGCCACCCCCGCCCTCTTACCAATGGTGGATTCGGGTTCACCGACAAGTGCGATTATCGGCACGTAATGCCCGCAAGGCAGATTCTCGATTGCCTCAATGACTTCTCTTGTTTCCCCGCTTTTCGATACAACAATGAGAGCCTGTCCCGCCTTTCTCAGTATCCCGTAATCACCGTGGAGCGCCTCTGTCGGATGAATGAATGTGGATGGTGCCCCTAAACTCCTGAATGTTGCAGCAATCTTCTGAGCGACAATCCCCGACTTGCCGACACCCGTAGTAATTACACAATCGCTGTTTCGAATGATATTGGCGGCAACATCGAACGACTCGTCTATCCGCTCCGCTACGCGCTTCAGCGCCGCAACCTCAAGGCGCAGAGTGTGCCGCGCACTGTCTACTGGCTTCATCCTCTCCCCCTTTTACTGTTTCCAGTGTTTCTCTTTCCGCCTCACTTTCAGCGTTCCCGCTGGTGAGCGTTTCAACTTCTTATATTTACCTTTGAGATGATCGAGGTATTTTCCGAGCGGAGAGTTTATTAACACATGGTTAAATGGCGCACCCGCACCAGAAATCGAGTGCGTCTTAATCACGCCCTCCCGCTCGAAATCTCGGATCACATGTTCCAAACTCCAGGCATCGTGCCACTCTTCCAGATCGTAGATTTCAGCCGAGTTATAGAGGTGTTCCCATGCTGCAATCACCCTGTCTTTCTCAGGATGCTTGAGACTGAGCAGGTAAAACCCTACCTCAGGATAGAAATCCCGCCTCTCAAGCCAGGAAATGAACACATCGTGCGGTAAAAGACTCTCAAGAAACGTTTTCGGTATGTCCTGATGCGTCACCGTGTCAACATCTATCCAAATGAGGACATCAACATCAACATTCCGAGTCGCATCAATCACGGTGTAGGCTTTATTAGAAAACTTCACCGCGTCCATGCGATATTGATACGGTTTCCCGTGTCCGATCCCGCATCTTCTGGGGTCTTTGCCCCACTTTTTCTTGAACTTTACAAGGTTGTTAACGCTCTCGTGCAGATCTCGAATCAGCACCCGCTCGGATGGTCGTTTGAACGTGAAATCCTCGGCGTAAACTGTCAGCGTCACGTCATCCGGCCAGTGCTTGTCGAATGATTTGACCATGCGGTGGCCGTAGCTGTCGAAGATCTGCTGATTCATCGACGTGACGACGCCAAAGGTGCGCGGCTGTACCATCTCAAGTGCCTTGTTGAACGTGATTTTCGGAAACACATCAAGCGCCGAATCAGGATTGCAGTTGTAGACCTCCACTTCCCTCTTCTTGAGTGGTTCAACCGTTCCCTTGAACCCTGGTAGAAAGGTCTTCGTGTATCTCTCCGGTCCCACCTTGCGCTTGTGTAACTTATGCCAGTTGTTCTCCCCGTCTGTCTGCTTCATGTCGAAGCCGAGTAAGAAGATTCGTTTCGCTCCGAAATGAACCGCCAGATTAACCGCCGAGTGTCCCGAGTCCCTACCGCCTAAAGAATCCGGCTTATCGCACCACTCAACGCCTTGATAGCCGATTATCTTGATGTCATAGAGGTTCTGAACGATGGTGGCGCGGGTTATCTTGTACTTGCCTGTGTAACGCCCGAGGTCGTCTTTATTCCACTCAAACCACTTGCCATCACCAAAATAGAGGACATCGGCCCACGGTGCGAGGAGATAGGCGTTATTGACAGCAATGACTCTCTTACCTCTGAGGATTGAAGCGTCAAATCCCCGGAGACTCGGCCCGCCGCCGATAATGAATACATCCTCGCCTTCCCACTCTCGCGGAACGGTCCAGAAGGTCATACATCAAAACTCCGGCTTGACGTATGGAGCCAGCATCATCAACGCCCGCTCCGGCAACTGACTCACGATGTCCGAGACTCTTGCACCTGAACGTGTTACCGCCCAATCTCCGATCCGCTCTGAGACAATTGACTTATCAGGATTCTGGTAGAGGTCAGCAGCCGTCAGAATAATTGCGTGGCGTATCCCGGTGGGCAGGTCTCCATCTGTGGCGCTGTCACCTTCATCCCAGCCCGCCGTATACTCGACGGTGATGTTGACGTTAGCCGGAAAGTCGTCATCGCGCATGATGACCCAGTAGTGAGGCAGCTTGATGTCATCAAGATCCATCTCGTCGTAACCCGAGACTTGAACCTTGGTGATATTGGAAGCGTCCGCAACCGGCCCATCGAGCAGTTGAATAGTAGGACGTACCCTCGGTACAACAGCCGTCTCTGAGACGCTACGCTCCGTCAGGCTCGTTGCTCCCATGTGTGCTGCTACCGCCGATTCAGCAATCTCCAGATACGTTCTCAGATAGGTGCTCGTGGTGTCTGAAGCATCGCTGATCTTCAGATAGTTGGCGAGTTCTCTCACCTCACAGAAAGCCATTATCCAGCCTCCAGAAGTTGTTGAGCCAGTTCGGAATTCTTCGCATTGTCACCGTACTTCTTTAGATATTCTTCGGGTGTAAGTTTCAGCTTCCAGCGCGGTAGAACTGCGTCTACTTCCAGCAGTTGACCCGTGACAACCGGTGCCCGCCGAAAAGCCTCAATCGGTTCCAGCTTGTTCTTGTGAGCCTCGTAGATTTCGATGGGAATCCACGCAGTATCACCGGGAAATAAGCGAGTCATCTCCCCGCCGTGACTGAACGCCAGTGAACCGCCGCCCTTATGTTTGACAAAAATCATTTGCTTATCCCTCCCCGGAAAAGGAGGAGGCCCCGAGGTGAAAGGAGGTGAAAAGCCCCCGGAGACCTCCCGGCACGTGCTAGCTCATGCCTACGGTCACATTCGCGCCGAGGACAATTGCCTCGCCGGTTGCGTACTCGTAGTCCGTTCGAGCCGTGATGGTGTACTCAACAACCCGCTTTCTCGGGTTCCACTCAGAGTCAACCGTGATGGCCCTCTGAATACCGAAATGCAGGTTAGCGGTTGGAGTAACCACAACGTACCCACTTGCAGTTGCCAAATGCGGTTCAGGAATCACGCGCTTTCCGAAGTAACGGAGAGCTGGGAAACCGTTCACCAACACCTGATCACCAAGACCCGTCAGACGTGCGCTCACTTCTTCGGCGTAGTTCTGAGCGAAAGTCACCGGCACGAAGAACACATAGTCCGTCCTGCCAAGGAACTTCGTCGGAACCGACTTCCACAACTCGTGCATCACTTCAGTCGTGGTGTCGATTGCGGAGCCGTAAGAGGTAACATCGTTGACGTCGGAGTCGCCTGTTGCGATTTTGATCCAGCCATTGTTGATGCCGATGAACGCGTCGGAATCCGTTGCGTCACCGTTCCAGGCCAGGTCGTTAGAGTCGTTTCCGAACCCGGTGGCCAACAGTCGCGCAATGTGGCCTTCTGCACCACGGCGCTCGATGTTGTCTTCCAGGAAGGTCAACGTCAGATCTTCAGCCCAGATCACCTCAACGGTCGTCATGGTCCGACGTGCCGCTGTGACACCATCTGCCACAGTCGGAGCGGTTGCTTCAGTCGCGGCAACCATCTTCCGCGAGGCCAGCCTCAACTCTTCGGTGTAACCCTGCGGACTCATCAGACGAATAATCGTCGCCTCTCCGATTCCAACTTGCTGCGCTACAACAAAGTCTATGAAGGCATCGGCCTGCTGCGGATTCAGAACGCCGGCACTTGAGATGACACTTGAGTCAATGGCGCGACTCTGTGCATATCCACCCTGCCGCATGATGTTGCGAACAGCGTCCTGGTCCTTGATGAAGACGCCCTTGAAATCAACGTCTTCCGGTTTCTGTGGGATTGCAGGCGTGGCGATTTTCAGCCTTGCCTGTTCTTTGACTTCCGCGAGTTCCACCTCGGCTACGTCCATACGCGCTTCGAGGTCTTTGACGGTTTCAGCACCCGGATCTTCCCCGGCAGCCTGCTTCTTGTTCAATTCGGTCTGGATGTCCTTGATAGACTTATCCACGGACTCGAACTTCTGAGCGGCCTCATCGGAGATAACTTCTCGGATGGTATCCATCTCTTCGCGGACGCCGGCTTTCACTTCGTCTAAAGTGAGGTCCATTTCGTCCTCCAAATAGAAAAATCGGGCACAAAAAAAGCCGCCCCGAAA